TTCCTCTACATTAATGTATGCTCCAAAAGGTATGGGGGAATTTGGATCTAAGTTGATCATTGTTGTGTTCATTTCATTATGAATATCTTCATATTGTATTAACCCGCTGTTGTTATATGTGTTAACACTTCCTATAGGGTTCTTTAATTCAAAAGACCACGTTACATAAAAATAGCCAGGTGTGATCCTTTGACTGTTAGAGTCTTTACAACCTATTGCCAATGCTACAAATATAAATGGATTTGATGTAGTTGTAAAGTCACCACCCATTCTGTAAAGATTGAATTGTAAATTTGATTTAGGTCTTATTCTTGTAGTGTGTGGTACATAGCATTGTGTCATGAATCCTCCATTTGAAGTTCTTAATGATTGTTGTATATTAGCATTATCTATTCCATCATCCCATATAGTTCCTCCAATTACGTTTCCCTGTTGTGTTACCGCACACATTGGTACATATGTTATCTTAAATAAAATAGGTCTGTAATTCTGGTATCCTGCTGCTAGTGCTGCTATTCTTGTGCCTTTCCAATATGCTGGGTTTGCAGGAATGACTGTAATAACATTGCTTGTTTGGATAGGTGATGTTAAATCATCTGGTATTGAATATATTAAATCTCTTCCGGTTACTCTAACAGAATTTCCATTTTGTCGCAATACATTAAATTTCTTATTGAAGTTCTTTGCTGATGCTGCTGCTATTTTTCTTCCTCTTATTATATTTGCTCTTCTTGTTCTATTATTAGGTAATCTGCCCTTAGTTCGTGGTTTTCTCTTCTTAGTTTTTGGTTTGTTGATAGTAGTATTATTTTTATTGGTGTTCATAGTTTTAAAAATTTGTTACGCCCACTAAGGATTTCAATTCTTCAACATCGAATTCGGCGTTAATTTGTTGATTGATAAATTCATATTCTTGTTTAGTATTTATTTCTGTTCTTATGTTATATTTTGATTGCATATTTTCCCAATATTGCGTGTATATTAAATCTTCTGATTCTTCTCTACCTTTAATTTCCATCAATTCTTTTAGTCGCATATTATAATATTCTCCAAAACCAAAGTCAATTTCTGTTTTTCTTCTTTTTGCTTTGATAAGTCGCTGGAATGTCTTATCACATTTAATTCTGAAATCTTTGTCATCATGGAATAAGTTATATATGTGCTCTGCTTCTTCTATGTGAGCTCTAGCCATTATATCAAATACCTCTATATTTTTATATGATGCTTGATATGCTATTGCTTGTTGTATATGGTATTGCATTAATTTGTATTTAGAATATTGCTTGGGTTTAATAGAGTATTGTGATATACCAAATAATTTCTTAGGGTCTCTTGTTAAGGTTATCTGTTCATATGTATCATTTATATACCAACTCCTCAAAGAACAAAATTTGAATGATGATAAATCTCCTATTTCCAAGAATTTACATATTTGTCCTATTCCATATTGTCTATTGTCATATATTTTTAGATCTCCTTCAGGTTTTTCCAAGAAATATTTTGTATATATAGCTCTTATAAAATCATCTGATATTCTTTGTTTATATAATACTGAAAAATCATCTCCTTTTGAAAATACTATAAAATCTTCTCCATATTTTAATCCTTCCATTTCATTTACATATATGTTGTACATAGCCATTCTGATTGTGTTAGCTAATGTTGTGTCACTATCTCCTGAAAATACAGTTCCTAACACTTTGTAAGACATGTATGTGCGTGGTTTGCCTGATACATGATATTTGACATCCATAGTTTTATAATGTAAATTTGCTATAGTTTCAAATTCATCTTGTGGTATGTGATACACTTTATTGAGTATTCTATTGTATATATATCTGTCAACTGCTTTTAGTGATATATCCTGTGAATTATCAAAGGCTGATCCATCTCCTTCAACTACTTTAGTAAATCCTTGTGCTGCATATGAGTTTATTTTATCTGCCATTTCTGTTAGGTTCATTCCTCCACAATATCCATTTAAGTGTTTGGCACAAATTTCTTCAAGTTGCCAACATACGGGGCCCATTGCATATTTAATTCTTTGTGGTATAGAGCATACCATACGTGGCTTTCCATCTTCTGGTTGTAATTCTGCTTTGACTATAGCTTCATAGTGTGTGGTTAATATTTGGTCTATTTCTTCATCACTATATGTTAAATAGAATAAATCTGGATTTGTATAGTACATCATTATTGGATCCATTTGTCTTTGTTTTGCAGCTGATAAGTGATTGTACCATTGTGTTATATCATAAGAAAAGTTATCTAAGTAAGATCCAATTTCTGTTTCTATTCTACTAGTTGCATAATTTATGAAGCTCTTGGCTATTTTAGCTTTAGGATTAGGTGCTGTCTTCATCTGTCTTTTTGCTGCTGCAAATAATGTTTGTTTATTTTTCCCATACATCATTACTGTTTTTGATTCATCTACTATTTTTGATCCTAAAGTTTTTATAAATCCTACTTTATCTGGCTGTTCATCTTGAATATCATGCACTTTAATGTTATTAATGGTATCCATATATTCTTTTAATTTATGAGTTATTTTTGAATTATTGTTTAGAAATTCATAATGTTCTGGGTTAGTTTGTTCACTTAGTTGTTTCAATTTCTTATCGTTTATGTGAAGTAATAATTTTGGAAATCCTATTTTTGCCTTATATTCAGTGCCTGTGTCTATTACAAATCCTGATTTTTCTAATTCTTGCATTAATTGTAAATCTTCTTGGAATAAGTGTTCTTTCCTTATTGTTTGTAGAAATGGATGTGTTGCATTTGTTAAATCTTGTGGTTTGGTATAATAACTAGAGTTATTAGGTGCTGCATGACTTTCTATATTATCTGATAAGTATGTGAATTTAAATTGTGATGCAACTTTGTATGTTGCATTGTGTATTTGTTTATAGTCCTGTGGACTGTTATATATTGACTTAGTGGGCGTATCTAAAAATTTTGATTTGCCTTATCGGCATTAGTCTCTATTATTTTTGTAGGTGTGTAGAATAGTTCAATTATAGCTTTCTTGATTTTGTCAAATACTGTTGGTTTCTCTATCTCGTATTTTTCTATTTTAAATTCTCCGTTTTTAAAATCATTCAAAGTTTGGCTTAATGATGATGTCATTAATGTTGCTATATTCTTTTCAGTTTTTAAAGTTTCTTGCATTACTTTGGCTAATAATGGTATGACTTGGTTTGGAATATTTAATGATGGGTCTTCTTTTTGTATATATGATATTAAAGATTTTATTGTTGCTATATCAAGTTTTTGTGCTAAAATCATCTTGTTAGTTAATTTATTAATTAATTTTGGGCTTACAGCTTTATCTATTGTTGCTATGTATTCTGTTAAATCATCTTTCTTCATTCTCAATACTCTTATTGCATTAACTTTATCATCTTTTGTTCTTTTTGTAAAATAATATTTTCCATCTTGTAAAAATACCTCTTCTTTTATTATTTCATGTGTAATAATTCTTTTCTTTTTGGATAACTGATTTTCTTTTAAGGCTGGTTTCCATATATTTGCTATTTTTATAGTTAAATGATTTTGATGGTAATTATGTACTGAAGTACCTGGATTTAATTTAAGATCATAGAGTTCATTGATAATAGAAAATAAAGGTTTGTTCTGAGCTAATTCTGTTCTAACTTTTTGTAAGTAGCTTCCCATTTCATATCCCATAAATTCTTCTGTTACTATATCTTCTGCCCTAGGATTGGTGATTTTTATGATTTGGAATCG